GGATCATCAACAACAGCCTCTACGGTATCATCGTTGATCATGCGGAACTCAGTTCCGTGTATTTTTATACGGGTGCCCTGGAAAGCCCTGATTAAAACAAAGTCTCCTTCCTTGCAGTATGGTCCTGAAGGAAATCTTTTTTTGTCTTTGTAGCAGTCTGGTCCCATTTGGGTAACAAAACCAACGACTGTCGCTGCTTCTTCAATAGCAAGAATGCTGTCTGGCTTAATAATGCCGCCGTCTGTTTTCTTTTCTATATCAGGTAGGGTTAGCAGTATCTTGTAACCGCAGGGAGAGGGTAGTTGCGCTGCGGATTTAGTATCCTCAGTATCTTTATTCTGCATTGTTCATCCAATGTTGCGGGTACTTACCCGTGTGCGTAATAAATTACGGTTCTTCTTCCTGGCTTTTAAGGAGGTCCAGAATCTCCCTCTCAACTAACGAAAGCCCTTCAATTCTACCAACAACCCGATGGTAGTCTTCAAAGCTTTTCGCTCCACCAAGAGCTAAGTGATCAGCCCCCTCGTTCAGCATCTCACGTATCTTCTTGAGAAGCAGATCATATAAGTCCATTTAAGCCACCCATTTTTATTTTAGTCAATCAATTACTGTTTTTTTATAAACTCTCTTGCAATATTTGCACCAATCTCCGCACCCTTTTCAGCAGCCCTAACATCAATAGATTTCTCTTTTAACTCCGCTTGTATTGTCTTATCAGCAATCCGTGCCCCAATATTAGCACCAGCAATTTCTCTTTGGGCATCAATACGGTCACGTTCTGTAGCATCACGAAGTTTTGTTTTATCAAGATCGGCTTGGACCCTAAGTCTTTCGCCTTCAGCTTTTCTTTGAACTTCAGCTTCCTTGATGTCAAGTTCACGATTTTGTTGCTGAACAACAGGATCTTGAGATTGTTGAATCTGTTGTTGAAGCTGTGCTTCTGCCATATCTTTTCTAAGAAGTTTCTCAGCAGCCTGAGACACAAGACCAGCAAGTTCTTTTTCAACATCTTCTGGCAACGGTTCTCCGACTGGAGGAAGAGGAATGCCAAGCTGTTTTTCAATCTGCTTCCTGTATTCAAAAGCAAGATGCTCTCTGATGTGAGACTCTGCTGAAGCCTGTATTGCCTGAGCTAAACCAGACTTACCAATAACCTGCTGCATCTTAGGATCTTGCATTGCTGTCATATGAACAGTGATGTGAGCCTCATGATCTTGATATTCAAAAGCTTTTACAGGTTTAAGATTTATGATGCTCATATTTTCAGAGACTGGATCTTCTGGATCACGCTCGTTACTAGAAGGAATAATCTTGTCTACGTTTTTAATCCCCAGGGTTTCGAGCATCTGTCTGTGTAAAACAGGCATGTCATACATCTGAGGAGCTTGTTGGGCTAGTTGAAGAGCTGCCTGATACTGAGTGATCCTCTGTGCCATAGTTGTTGCATTGGGATCAGATACAGGGACAACATCAATTCTATCGTCAAAATCCTCTATCCGGCTTGCTCTTTCCATAACGTCATAATCGTAAGAAGGAGGGAGGTAGTCTTTTATAACCCGAGCTAGGATATTAAATTCAATTTTCAACGCAGCATGAAGGCGGGCTTGGGCCGCGCTCATAACCTTCATAGACCTTTCCATAAGGGCTAGCGTTGTTCCAACAGGAGCTTCAGACCCGGCATCTGGAATCTGCATGTCAGGTATAGAGGCGTACTTACGGGCCTCTTCAACAATCAAAGTCATTAGTTGGAATAGGGTTTGTGACGGCTCTTTGTATGGAATGAACGTTATGTTGTCCCTGATCGCACCACCGGGAACATCAACGTCCCTAAATTCTCCAGGCGATATGGGACTATCGTCCCCCTTTATACGCAATCCGCGTGATTTAAGACCAGCGGGTAGATTGGCAAGAGTGCCCGCATCAACTAATTGTCTCAGGAGAGAGGTTGCAGATTTTGCCATACCCCCGATCATATGAATCAAACCAAGACCATAGAATCCAAGACCCGGCATATATTTGTAGTGAACAAAGTGCATCAGGCGTTTCTTTAGCGGATCACCTTCAACCCAGTTTCTCCTGACGGATAGAATTAAACCTGACTGTTTATCTATGGAGACAATGTAGGGAAGGGCAATTCCGGTAGGCTCTCCCTTGTCTTCGTCTTCATCCCCTTCAAGTTCAATATCAATATGCATCTCAAGGATTGTGTAGCGGTCATCGTACTCAGCACTAGGGTCTTCACCTTGAATATCGTCATATGCTTTTTGAATGTTGTTGTATTCCATCTCGGGATCTTCAAGATCTATATCCCTGTAGAACCCAACATACTGAAGCTTTTTTACTTCATTAGAAGTCTTCTTCATAACGTGGGTAAAGCGGCCACAACTTATTAAGTCGGAGGCACCATAGGCAACAACAAGATCTTCAGCGGGAACGAATACTGAGTCGGCCCTCTTCATATCAGGATCGTAATAAACTTTCTTGAAGGCACTTCCTGCCAAGGGGAGATTAAATAACATCTGCTCATGTTCGGCACGATAGTTAGTCATCACCTCAGTGATCTGATAGTTCATTTCACTTTCGACACGTTGTGCCTGTTTTTCTTTATCAGAAGTGATCTGCCCAAGTATCTGTGTTCTCACCGGACCTGAAGCTGGAAAGGTCTCCATAATGGAGTGAGCCTGAAATCTTATGACAGATTCCGTTAAAACAGGGTGAAACACCCCACAAGCCCCAGGCCAGGGAGAGGTTTTCTCCTCAATCTCAAGTCCTAGTAGCTTCAATCCTTTAGTATAAGTTGTCTCCCAAGCCTTACGTGAGCCTCTATCTGAGGTGTACATGCTAATAAGTTCGGACGATAAAGAAGATAGATCACTATCATCCATATAATCTGCAAGGTTTGAATCGTGTTGAGGGGCTTCTGTTTCTAGAACGGTTGGATCAAAGTCAATTAGAACACCGCCATCACCTGATTCAATAGAAACAGAGTCTGGGTTTTCTATACTGATAACCATCTCTGGGCTTGCTTCTTGTAGTTCGCCTTGAGGTGGGATTATTTGTTTTTCTATTGCCATAGCTTCGTCCTAATAATAATCAGCATAGACGGGGGTGTGATCATCCTCCGCCTCATCTGTTTCTGTTCTTACAAAACCACCCTGACGAAACCGCAGAATTGCTTGTGTGCTAGAATCTACTAGATCATCGTGATCCCCAGATGGAAAAGAAGCAAACTGTTCTATAACTTCTTCAGCCCACCTTGTTTCGGGACACCATACAACACCAGAAGCAAAAAGGTCAGAAACCGCGTTAACCCTTGATATCTTATCATTACCCCTACTTGGAGTAAACTCGCTTACAGGTATGCCCATTTGTCTTAGTTCAAATATCAAAGGCATCCCTGTTGCTTTTGCTTCTACGATAAAAGCGTCGGGTTCCCATTCTTTGTAGTATGCGTAGGCAACTCTTTTAAGTTCTGGAAACTCAAGCCTCTCCTGGTAGGAATCAAGAAGCATGAGATTATAAGAATTTGTCTCGTCATTAAAAAAGACACCCCACGTTGTACAGGCAGAGTAATCAGATCGTTGTGTTTTAAGAAACGCAGTGTCCCAGGACTGGATAATAAACTCACACGGAGGTGGAACCTCGCTCTCCCATATACTCCACCATTCCCTTTTAATGATGGCACCCTCTTCTGAGGTAGGGTCTTGCTGGTACTGAGCTTGCCACTTAGAGATGGGCAGTTCGTTTTCAAGGGACGAGAGTTCTTTTAAAGACCAAAACTCAGGCCATAGAGCCTTACCACTGGGCATAATCGCAGGGAATTGAATAACCTTCCATTCATCTGAAGTTTTAGATTCAGCGGCGGCTTTTAATATTCTTCCTGTTAAATCTCTTTTGTGCCACCGAGTCATAACAATACAGATGGCACCCCCCGGTTGGAGCCTCTGTCTTGGACCTGATGTGTACCATTCAAAGACTTTATCAAACACTTCTGGGTTATAGGCACCTACTTGTGCCTCTTGTTCAGAGTGAGGGTCATCAATAAT